CGGTGACGACGGTCGACACCAGGACGGCCGGATATGAAATGTCACCGTCGATCACTTGCACCGGACGGGCGACCGGTGGGCTAGCGGTGGCATGTGACGTGTTCGGTTGCCAGTCGGCGACCGCGGTGGCGATCACGGCGACCAGCGAATCGGTGACCGGGCCGCGTTCGGCGGCGCGGAGCTCGACGTCGTAGCCGTGTGTCCATCCGCCGGTGCTGGTCCGTGACAGTTGTGACCCGGTCCATGTGACGGCGAGCGCCGGCAACGTCCCGGCGACCTCTGGGCGCTCGAGCTGCACCGGTAGACCGCTGGCGGTGTTGACCCAGTCGGCGAGCTCTTGGCGGTATTGGGCGTGTCTCACCGGAGCGCCCACAAATGTTTGTTACCGCGACACAACAGGGTTTCCCACCGGCGGCCGATATCGAACGGCAACGTGGACGGCACATCGTTGTTCTCGAGCAGCGCGGCTTGTGCGGCGGGCAGTTTCAAGAAGTCGGCGGCGGCGCCGAGCACGGCTTCGTCACCGGTCGGATTCAGGTCGTCGAGCGGGTCGTCTAGGGCGCGGGCCAACGTGACCCGCGCCCACGACAACGCGACCTCGAGCGCGGCGGCGGCGCGCGGGTCGTTGGTGTTGACGGCGGCGCGTTCGGCGACGGCGGCAGCATCCGGCAAGGTCATGTGACGTTGATGATTTTCTGTAGACCGCCGGCGTTGAGCGCACCGAACGCGGCGAACTGGAAAACGGCCATTTGGTGCACCAGCGTGTCGGGAACGTCTGCCTGGACGGTTTGCAACGGGCCGGTCATCGACACGAACGCTTCTTTGACACCGACGATCGCGACCTCGGTGGCGACACCAATCGCCGGGGCGACCCTGAACGGGAGATCGCGCACGGTGCCGTCTGGCATGGTGAGGGCCACCGACCCGGCCGGGTTGAACGGGGACACTGTCGGATACAACGGGCGCCCGGTCGAATCGACCGCGTTGGCGAGTTTCGTCCACATCGGGGTGTTGATCAACGCGAATTCCGGCAACCGACCGAAATTGGTGAGGAACGGGACACATGCGGCGGTGAACGCCGCGCCGATCAGGGCGTCGGTGTTGCCCATCTCTATCGCCGCGTTGGTGACGATCGACGCGGTCAACACCGACGCGGTCACCGCGGCGTCAACAGCACGGGCCATTTCGATCGCATACAGGCGCAACACCAGGTCGAGATATGACGGGTCGGTGCGCTGCAACGTACCGATCGTCATTTCCTGACCGCCACCGTAGACAGCAACGGCGACGTTGGTCGGCACGATCACAACTTTGCGTGACGACAACGACGCTGCCTCGGCACCTTGGGCGGCGGCCAACGGGCGCACCGACACCGTTGGAAACGCGACCGTCATCCCCTTGTCCGGCAGTGGGCGTTGCAAAAACGCGTTGATCACCGGGGTGTACTCGTGGACCAGGTCGACCAGTTCTTGCACCCACTGGGTCTGAATGAGCCCGGTGACGTCGGCCAAGTTCGCTTGGGTGACGGCACGATAAACCAGGTCCCGTTCCTCGCGGGAGATCCGCGACTCACCGAACGCGGCCGCTTGTGCGAATTCACCGAACGACGCGAACCGTGACAACGACGACCCGGCACGAACCGCGCCGGCCGGCGCCAGTGTCGGGGCGACACGTTGCGCCGGCGCCACATTCTGTTGTGGTGAGGCGCGGCCGGCGTTCGGATCCACCGACGCGTTCGGGTCGGGCATTTCGACCGGATCGGGGGTGATGATGTTGCCGTCGATGTTGCCGTCAATCGTTCCTTTGAACGGGCCGGCGACCGGGGTTTCGGACATGGGTGTTTCTCCTGGTGTTGATCGACGGCCGAGCACATCGGCGCCGGGGGACTGCGGGACATTGGTGAACAACAAACCGTGCACGACGGCATCGACATGCACGACCGGGCCGGCCGCCCGGGTGCCCGGTTTGGGCAAGGTCGGGGCGTCGAATTCCATCGACACATGGCGCACCAACTCGTCGTCGATATCGGCCAACAAATCGGCGCCGTCCGTCGAGCTCGAGATCCGGACTTCGGCGTAGGCGCCGTCATCGGTCGATCTGAAACCGGAGATTTTGCCGACCAGTTTCGGCCGGTCGAAATGCGGATCCCCCGAACGTGGGATCTCCCGATACACCAACGACCCGATTTCGGCACGCACCGAACCCGGCGCGAACCGTTCCGTGTAGTAGCTACGGCCACCGTCGTCGGTCACCGACGCGTCGACACCGTATTTGACCAGGCGCACCAGCACGGTACGACCGTCACCGGTTTTTGCCGGTGCCTCCTCGAGCGCCACGGCGCGCAACGCGGTGACGGTGTGATCGACGGTGTCTGTCATCCGACCAGCTCCAATCGTGGGGCCGGCACCGGCACCGGCGGCAAGGCTCCTACCGCCGGCCCGGGCCCGGCAGGCGCACTACCGAACATGTCCAACCGTGGAAGCTCTGACGTGTCGAACCGTGCCGACAAACCATCGTCGAGCAGGGTCGAAAATCCGCGTTCGATCCGTGTCAACCACGTCGGCCCCAACGACAGCACCAGCCATCGGCGTAACTCCTCGACCGTCGTCGAATACGTCAACGAGGCGGCGACGGGTGCGTTACCGATCGACGGTGGAGTGTTCGTTGCCCGACAGATCTCCGCCGCGCAGAACTCGAGCACGGCAACCGTGTCGGAAATGTCTCCCGGTGTCGGCGCCGACGCGACCTCGACGTCGAACGGGATCACGGCCGGCCGCCCGGCCTGGCGCGACGCCACCCACTGGGACCACAACTCGTCGGCCTGGCCGGGGTCGGCGGCGTTGCGTGACTTCAACAGGATCGACGGATTACCGCCCGACGAGTAGTAGTCGGCCAGATAGCGGTAAGCCCACGAATAGTTCTCGACCGCTTGCCAGCAACGTTGCAGCGGTGACGCGCCCAACGGGCCACGGCGCGGGTCGTCGTTGATCTTCCACAGCACCACCCGCGACACCGGCACCGCAACACCGTGGATGTACCAGCCGTCGATGCGCCGGTCGTCGAGCGGATCGAACGATGGGGCGATGGTGCACATGTTCGGATTTTGGACACGGATCGTGTCCCGCCCGCGGAGCCCGACGGCGTTGCCGGTGTACCACATCGATTGCACGATCGCGTGCAACGTCTCACCCAACGGCTCTGTCGGATCCGGTTGCACCAGGATTTCCGGTGTCGGGGTGACGCGGGCGCCGGTTTCGTCGACGGCGTACAGCGGGAACTGTGAAATGACGTCGGCGTGGAGGTTGGCCAAGCCTTGGACGATGGGGAGTTGGTCGACGGTGATCGACGATGTAGCGGTCGAACGGGCGGCGGCGATCGCGGCGACCCGTTCCGCCGGCGGCGGCGTCGCCCTCACGGCGTCAACGGACGATTCGCGCGAACGTCGACGGAACAAGGCCACAAGATTCACGTTGCACCCGGCGAGTACAATCGGGGCGTGACCGTAACGCGCCGGATCCCGCCACAACGCGCCGCATTGCTCACCGACCGCCAAGTAGCCGACCGGTTGCACGTTTCCGTTCGAACGGTGCGCGAATACCGGTACGAGGGCACCCTACCGACCGTCAAACTGGGTTATCGGACCGTCAGAGTCTCCGCCGGCGACGTCGAACGCCTCATTCGGGCCCGAACCGCACACCGTTGAACGTCTCCCGGGCGAACGCGACCCGGCCGGTACCACAGTGCCCCGGAAACGTCACACGGCCATACAGCGCCCCAAACGGTCATTTTCGACCGTTGACACCCCACGGCGGCCGCTGATAGGCCCAAACGGCGAGTGTCGCGGCCGCCAACGGGGTCACATCACCCTTGGAGTGCAGCCGGGACCATGCGAACGACTCACCGAGCGGCCGTTTGCGTGCCCCGGCCACCGCGGCGTTCAACTCGAGCTGGTCGGCGTGCCACAAGTCGCCGGCATCCGGCCCCGGTTCGCCCAACAGGTCCAAAACGGTCTGGGCGGCCGTCGTGAAGTCGGCCGGTTGCATTTCGTCGACATACAGCCCCGCGGTACGGGCACGGTCGATGTGGACACCGTCACCGGCGCGCCGGTCGGCCCACACCTCCGCCAACCGGCGACCGTGCCCCGATTTCAGCGCTCTCAACGCGGGGACAAGCCAACTCACCCCGGGACGGTGGGTGACAGCGACACCCAAACCGCCGGCGGGCCGGCGGCCGACAACGGCGATCGACGCCGATGTGCGCAGATGGTGGGTTGCGAACGCGGCCACGAACGGTGGCGCAAGGTCATCCAAATCGGTGACGGTCTGGCGGGCCCACACGTCACGGTCGATCACCTGGTCATCGACACCCGCCGGGCGGATCCCCAACATGGTGCGGGCAAACATCGGCCGATCATGCGCCAAACGGGCCACGGCACGTTCGGTGAGGAACCCGAACGGCTCGAGCGCCGGGATCGTCGAGCGCCACACGTCCCGGTCGAGCACATCGGCATCATCCGGCGCCGACCACTCGAAATAACAGGTGCGCGTATCCGGATCCGTCAACGACGCAACACCAATCTCCTGATAGTGCATCAACAAACCATCCGTGCCGTCACCGACCGCACTGGCCACCCACAGTTGCGGATCGGTGTTGACCAGCATCGTCGGTTCCAACGCGGTCGGGATCGTCAAATCGGCATGCGCGAACGCCTCGTCGATCGTCACGTCATCAACATCGGACTGGCCATGGCCGGCGGTGTCGGTGTTGGCAACAATCACCAGCTTGGACCCGTTGACCCAGTCGATGCCCTCGCGACCATTCGAACGGACCGCGGTGTACTTGCCGCGCAACATCACACAACGCGCCAAATGACGGGCCTCGTAATCATCGAGAATCTTGATACGGGCGGCGCCGCGGTCCTGAGCGCCGTAGACGATGCGCGCCTGATCGCGACGCCACGCTTTCGACGTGTTCTTCGCTTCCACCAGCGTCGTTTTGCCGCACTGACGACCGACAACGAGCACGACGGTGTCATAGAACAACATCCCAGAGTCGTCGACCTCACCAGCGACATCGGCCACGTATTGTTGCCACCCGATAGCCGGTTTTCCGGTCAACAAATGGTGCCATTTGCACCACGCCGGGCCGAACGTGGCCCGGGCCGGGTTACGCGGGGTGCCGAACCGGGGTGCCGGAAAGTTCGGCGAGGGCTTCGCGGACGTCGTCGCGCGTCGCGGTCGGGCGTTGGATGCCGAGCTGATCGCGGAGCGAGCGGAGCTCGCGGGAGACAGCGATGCCACCCCAACGGTCACGTTCACGAATACACCGGTCCAATTCGCGGCCGGCGGCCCGATATGCCTTCTGGATCCCGGCGGTCGACGACGGCAACAAACCGGCCCGACCCATCTCGGTCAGATCGGTCGCACATGCACGTTCCACCGTACCCCGCGACCGATCCGCCGGTTCGACAAGACGTTGCTGGCCCGGTGTGTGCTTCGCCACAGCTCACTTGATCCAGTGGTCGTACTCGTCGGCGTCGACAGAGATCTCAAAGCAGAGCCCGTACTGCCCGCCGACGCGGACGATTCGACGCTCCATAGAGTCGGGGAAGTCCTGGCGAACCGCTGCCTCGATGATGTCAGCGGATTTGGTTGAGTTCGTGAGGGCGATGACGTGACGCATCGCTGCAGGTCCCGGTTTCACGACCGGAGCCACCATTCGAAAATCGCGACGGTGAACACGGTGAGCGACGCGGTCGCCAGTACGAAACCCGAATCCCACGCCATGTGTTCAGCCGGAGCCGTCGCCGTAGCCGGAGCCGTCGCCGTAGCCGTAGCCGC